TGTTGACATAGGTCCGCGTCGGAATGTTTTCGCGTTTGCGTTCGTCGAAGTATTTGCCATCGACTATGGATTGACGAACGGCCTTTAGATGATGCGGCGCGAAGTCTTTGGCTAGTGTGTCTCCGTACAGCTCGACGAGTGGGCGTATGGCTACCTTGATGCGGTTCGATTCTTTGTCTTGGTAGTAGCCAAGGCAGTGCTCGAAGTAGGTTGTACACAAAGCGGCAACGGTGATGCTATCGACTGGCAACCGAAACACGTCTTTGTGTCCGCATGCAAGATACTCACCAACGAGGCGTCGGTATTCGGCTTCAGATTCATCGCTTCCCCATTTTCCTAGGTAGTGATGTTTGCGATTGATGACTACGAACGCTTGGCCGGTTTTGTGTCGTCTGAGAGAAGGGGTTCGCATGGGTCGAGACCTCGAAAAAGGGTAAACTACCTATTTTCCAAAATCTCGGGGCTAACCCGGTATCGTGACTTTATCAACGATTTTATTGGTATTTAACAGTAGCGATGATTGGACTCGAACCAACGACCCACGGCTTATGAAACAAGCCACGGTGCATTGTCGATTGTGTTTCGCCCTGTAAATTCGTTGGTGAAGTCACGTTTTTGGTCAAAGGTTTGTAAGTTGCACAGTATTGCAAATCCCTGGGAAATCGCAACCTAGTCAAGACGAAAAAGGTCAATTACCCTCCAGGTAATCAAACATGGAGGTGTTATGGCTAATGCTCTTTTGCTATTGGTCTTGGTTGGGATCGGATCGCCCTTCTCGCAGCCTGTTTGCGAGTCTGTGGATCTCATCGAACTAAACCACAAATACGATCCCAAAGGACAGCATACGTTCTCACAGGTGATCTTCTACGAGCGATTGCCTCACAATGGACTGTACCGCGTGCGTGATTGGGTGTTGGTCGACGATCGCGAATCTATTTGTGCGATTCCAGTAAATCGAAACGGCCTATACCACTCTTCCTTCATTAAGGAAGGCGTCTTCTACCGGATACGCTCGCCGTTATTCCGAGAGTCTTGGACACACTACGACCCAGAGATCGAGGACGGTCGTATCTATCCAAAGCACACTAGGCGACTACTACGGAGGCGTGAGCATGTACCGACGAGCGAAGGCAAAGAGTAGCTATCGACGCAAGCCAGGCGAGATGAACAAGACAGAGCTGGCATACTCCGAACACCTTGACGACTTAGTGGCACGCGGTGAGATCCTCGGTTATCTGTTCGAACCGATCAAGCTAAGGCTAGCACCACTAACCTATCTGACTCCTGACTTCCTAGTCGTATCGCTCGACGGAACGCTCGATTTTCACGAGGTCAAAGCGTGCATGTCTGATGGTCGTTTTCTTTGCGAGGATGATGCGAAGGTAAAGATCAAAGTCGCTGCGGAAATGTACCCCATGTTCGGCTTTGTGTTGTGCGGCAAGCTGTCGAAGAAGACTGGCGGAGGGTGGAGGTTCGAGCAGGTCGGCACGACCCCAAGCCTACCACCCCACGACCGGGGGGCGTCGGATTCTGCCATAGTGGCAGGTGCGTAGACCGCTTGCAGCACGTGCGCATTTTTGGCGCTGTTTTCGACCCCACGTCCTTCGGGCTGGGAAAGTTTTACACTCGCAACACGGGTGATAGGATTCGTCATGGTCGAGCGAAAAGCTAAGAAACGAGGCTCAAAGCCTGGTCAAAAGCAACTAACTTGCGCTCAGCGAGTCCAGATCATTATCGAAAGAGCGAACGGCCAAAGCTGTATCAACCTCGGGAAGAAGTACCAAGTGACACGCCAACAAATTTGGAACATCTGCAAGGCTGCTGCAAGTTTGTGTCTATTGCTGTTCGTCGCTGGATGCGAGGAGCAACAATATCGACTACTCCAAAAGCCGAAGCCAGAATCGCCACCGATCAACCCACCGTTACAGGTTCGTCAAACCAATTGGTTAGGCGGTCCCGCAGGTCGCGAGGGTTCATGCGCTCACGCGTCTCTCGTTTCGATGCTTCATTGGCAAAATCAGTTCAAACTAGCCTCCATATGGAAGCAAAAGTATGGTGGCGGCGAGTACGCTTCGCGCATTCGACAGCGACTTGATAGCGAAAACGTGCCCTACGCGTTCACTGAAAACGCCAATCTAGCCCTACTCGACTACGCTCACAGCACAAGACGCGGTGCCATCTTGTGGTGGAAGCCCTCGCATTGCTGCACTTTCCTTGGTTGGGTGCAAGGTTCGGACGGAAAAACATACGCAGCGATCCTCGACAATAACAGCGTTTCCAAGTTCGAGTACACAGAGAAGTCCCAGTTCCATCGATTGTGGGCGTCTTACGGTGGTTTCGCGCTGACTGTGTTGGGTGATCCACCTTCACCACCGATCTATCAAGCCTACGAATCAATAACCCTTCCGAGTCTCTAACCATGTCGACCCAAACCACAAAAGTAACGCTTGCCCTTGCGAGTATCGTTGCACTTTGTTTCTTTCACGCGCTAAGCGTAGCGACCGTGAACCGCGTTATTGTTCCGTCAATCGAAGAAGCCTTCGGAATCGAGCCCGAGCGACAACCGCAGGCAGGCGGCCTCAACTTCGACAACGCACGGAACGCGATAGGGGTCACCAACACACTACCCGTCAACTCCTCCGCACTCAACGAGCCCAAGCGACAAACCGGACCGGTGCCATACTGCCCGCCATGTGACGCAAACCCGCCGACACAACAACCCCGCGCACCGATCCCACCTCCTGCCGCAGCACCCACCAGCGGCAAGTACAACGTAAGTGTTTTCGTTCTCCATAACGACCCAGCATCGAAGACCGTCCTAAGTTGGTTCGACGATCCATCGCTGACCAAGTTCAAAACCTCCACGAATTACCACGTTTACACCCGCGACAACCCGCTTTACCTGGGAAGATTCGCTTCAACCGTACCCGTCTCCAGCTTTCCCGCAGTGCTATACACCGACCCAAGCGGCGGCTACATCTACAGCTTCGACAAATCGAGCGTCCCAAGCAGCCTCGCTTCGATGAAAACCGACATACAATCAGCCTACAACACCCATAAACAAGTCGCTGCACAGGTGCAAAACACCGTCGAAAGTGCCACAAACGCCGATTGTCCAGACGGTTTTTGCCCACCACAGAGCACTCCCGGTGGGTTTTTAGATCGCTTTCGACCTAAACCAGACACGAATCCCATCGAAGGGATACTCCGAACCATCACACGACCAGGCGAGACGCTTCTCCAATACGCGTTTATCGGACTTCTCGTGTTCGTAATCGTCCTATTGTTGAAACGCAGAGGTGCCTAAGTGCTCACGACCGTAATCATTGCCGCAATCATCGGCCTAGTTGCTTTCATGTTGATCCCGTCCAAGAAATCGAACGGAGTATCGCAATCGTCGCCGATCGAATCGCAGGTCGCCGCGATGTTCTCCTCGCCGTCGAGTAACACAGTCGACCTCAACGAAAAACTGTCGATGGTCGATTCGCTAGTCCGCGAAAAGCACCTAGCAAAACGCAAACGCGAAGCCCTAGAAGAATTCAAATCACTCCTCGAAGATGATTAAGCGAGCGAAACGACTCGGCAGCACGGCACCGCAGCGAGGCAACTCCACACAGCGAGGCTATGACCGCCGATGGAGGAACGCACGCCGCGATTTTCTCCGAGCTCATCCGCAATGTGCGGAGTGCATCAAGGAAGAACGATACATCGCCGCGACGGTAGTCGACCACATCACACCGCACCGGGGCAATCAGTTGTTATTCTGGGACGTTAGCAACTGGCAACCACTTTGCAAACCATGCCACGACCTAAAGACACTCAGCGGCAGATAAAGACCTCGAAGAAGTCCGTACCCATCAGCGAAGTTCCCTCGCCAGACGACTACGGACTCTGCGAACACGGAAAAAAATACTGGGAAACCCACGCACCGCAGCTTGTCGAAGCGAACATCCTCACACCATTACACGTCGAAACATTCGCAGACCTTTGCCGATGCTACGGCGAGTACCGCAGACTTAGCGATTGGATCGCAGAAGACCCCAATCGAGCTATGTTCATCACCGATAAAGGCTACGCGATGGAGTCACCACAGCTCCGCATGAGAGACCGAGCGTTCGCAAACGTTCAAAAGCTCTGGCCCAAGTTCGGATTACACCCATTGTCACTAGCTCAAATGCGAAAACATGGCGGCATCTCCACGAGAAAAGCGTCGACGATCGCCGATTTCGCGCGGGGGAAATACCAATCGAGCACCGATAACGGTCACGATTCGGAATAAACGATACAGAATAGAGTTCGCCCAACTCGAGGATTGTCGCGGTTCCTGCGATCCACTCACCCAAACAGCCAAAACGATCTGGATAGATTCGCGGCTAACAGGTGAGGAACTCGTAGAGGTCGCAATTCACGAAGCGATACACGCGGCATGCTGGGATCTCGACGAGACCGCAGTCATGGAATCGGCCCGCGACATCGCACGAATGTTGACACGGTTGGGACTACTCAAAAATGAAGATTGAACACCTCGGGACGAATAGCTCCGTTATTCGATTCCCAGACGTTCGTAGCAAGTGGCAACAGTGGGTACTACTCCGCAGCGACGTACACCACGACAACCCACATTGCAATTGGAAACTCGAGAAGAAACACCTCGACCAAGCGAAAGAACGCGACGCGGTAATCATCGACAACGGCGATCTATTCTGCGCGATGCAGGGCAAGTGGGACAAACGATCCTCAAAGGATTCGATACGACCTGAACACCAAAGCGGCAACTACCTCGATCGATTAGTCGAGACGGCAGCCGAGTTCTACAGACCCTACGCGAAACAATTCGTGATCCTAGGACGAGGCAACCACGAAACAGCCATCCGAGGGCGACACGAAACAGACCTAACCGATAGGCTTGCCATCGAACTACGTCGCAGTGGTTCAGAATGCCTCGCCGGTGGCTATGGTGGATTCGTCCGGTTCATGTTCACCATCAACAAAACGAAACGCACGAGCCGAGTCCTATACCACTATCACGGTTCAGGTGGTGGTGGACCCGTCACACGCGGCACCATCCAGACCAATCGGATAGCGGTCTACACACCCGACGCCGATATTGTCCTCACAGGTCACACCCACGACTCGTGGATGCTGCCAATCCGCCGCCAACGCATCAACGACGCAGGCAACATCTACCACGACGAACAGTACCACGTCAGATGCGCAGGCTACAAAGACGCATGGGGCGACGGTTCGAGCGGTTGGGAAGTAGAGCGAATGCTCGGCCCAAAACCACAAGACGCGGCATGGATTCGCTTCTACTTTGAGAGCGACGCCATACACACAGAGATACTGCGAGCCACTTAAATGGCCAAGCCCAACAGCACGAGACTAATCGAGCTGCGAGCAAAAGCCAGACGCGAGGGATGGGAACGATACATTCGCCAGGGATCAGGCGAGGAAGCAGACGAGCGAGCAATGCTCAACGGCTGTTGGTTCGAACCTCACCGCGCGGACCACTGGCTAGAATTCGCTGACCGATTCGGAACACTCACCGAAGGACCGTGGGCAGGCAAGCCATTTCGGTTACTCCCTTGGCAAGTGGCCGACACTTCGAGGCTATTTGGTTGGGTGCGACACTCGAAAGAGTGGGGCTATCCTGTTCGACGGTTCCGAATGTGGTACGAGGAAGTACCCAAAAAGAACGGCAAGACGCCGCTTCTTTCGCTCCTGGGCAACTACTTGTTATTCGGTGACTCGGTTGGGCCGGACGGAAAGCCGCGACAGATCAACCTATACCTCGCCGCAACGACCCGCAAGCAAGCGGAACGGTGCCTAACGCACGCAATCCGACAGATCAGAAACAATGAAGAACTAGACAAACTAGCCAAGATTCGAAAACTCGAGGGGTTTCATCAGGTCCAATACCTCGACAACGAATGGCACGTAGTCGCAGCCGATCCCGAATCCGCCGATGGTGTGAATGGTCATTGCCTCGCTGACGAGTTCCATCGCTGGAAAGGCTTCGAGTTCTACAACGCACTCAAATGGATGTTGGCCTCGCAACCCGAGGGAGTCTTCGCAGCGATCACCACCGCAGGCGAAGAAGGCGAGAACGTTTGCAAGTACACACACGACCACGCGCTCGCAGTCAATGCCGGCAGAACGATCGACGAAACATTCGTAGGCACCATCTACGGACCAGACCGAGACGACGACCCGCACGACGATGCGACCTGGCACAAATGCAACCCATCACTCGGTAGCGATCCATCAAGCCCGATTAAACTATCCACGTTCCGACAAGACTACGAAGCAGCCAAAGCAGACCCGACACAATGGCCGAGCTTCATGCGACTTCGGCTAGGTTACTGGATAGCCTCGACCAACAGTTGGATTGATACGGCCGCACCGCACGGGATCAGCGATTGGGACGCAGGGCCGACCGAACGAGCCAATGCAAAAGAACGAATCGATTGCTACGAGAACTTCGACGAAGAACAACTCGCGAACATCGCAACGAACGCCAAAAACATTACCCTCGCATTTGACCTTGCTTCGGTGCGCGATACCGTCGCAGCATCGTTGACGATCGAAGACGAACAATCGATCTGTTGGAATAGGACTTGGTTTTGGTTACCAGAGGCCGAAGCGATCCGACAGCAAAAACGGATCAGCTATCGACGATGGGCCGAGGATGGATGGATCACACTCCAACCCGGCGATGTGATCGACTATCGAAAACTGCTAAACGATCTAGTGATGATCTGCACACGGTTCAACGTGCCGCGGTTCTACTACGATCCGCAGTTCCAGGCCGAATGGCTAACGCAGGAACTAGAGCTCGCAACCGGAGCCGAGCGCGTTCAGTTCCCGCAAACGATTATGCACTATGGCCCAGTCGTCAAAGACTGCGAGAGACGGATCATATCGCACACGATACGGCACAACGGAAACCCTGTCCTAACCTGGCAGATGATAAACGCAGTCGCTCGCACCAACGCGAACGGCGACAAGCGTTTGGTTAAACAAAACAAAGGCGAATTCAAGAAAGTCGACGGCGCACAAGCACTCGTGATGAGTCTCCACGATTCGCTAGCAGCACAGAACGACGATTCAAGCTACTACGACAACAACGATTTCGAAGTGATCTAAACATGCTTCCATCCTGGTTAGCCACCCTACTTTCAATATTCACTTCCTCCGCGCTCAAAGTCATGTTCGACATCATCACCACTCGCAAGGCTGCACTACTGTTTGGGGTCGCTTGCCTCGTCGTCGGTGCATTGGGTGGATGGGAAACGCTCATTCTAATCGGAGCGGGGGCAATTGTTTGGGTGACTTACGCAGAATCCCGAGACGATAAACAGGGCAAATAGTGGCGAAGAAATTTTCAAATCTCTGGGGATTGATCGCGAATAGATCGATCAACGATCCCACAAAACCTCTGACCGTCGCGGATGTCCTTGACTACGTAGGGGATAGCTTCTCCACCGACACAGGCCAAACGGTCAACGCTGGGAAGGTGATCGGCTACGCGCCACTTTTCCAAGCGGTCTCGATGATCTCGGGCGATTGTGCCAAGCTACCTCTGAACGTCTACCGAAAGACCGACCGAGGACGCAGCGTCGAGACATCGCACCCAGTCCAACGCGTCATCCACCGTAGTGCGATGACGAATATCGAAATCAACGGGTACAAATTTTGGCGTCGATACTTTACCAGCGCCCTACTTTGGGGAAATGCTTGGGCATACATCGACCGTAACAACCGAGGGGAGGTGATCGGACTCTACCAACTATTACCAGACCGAACATGGATGAAGCGCGTGAACGGGAAGTTGGTTTGCGAGACAGAAACCACGGCGGGAGTGTTCACGATGAACGCTTCCGAGGTGTTGCATATCGAAGGGCTCTCTATCGATAACCTCGAGGGAGCCAACATGATTCAGGCATTTCGCAACGACTTTGCAACCGCGCTCGCGGCAAAACAATTCCAAGCGAAATTCTTTCAATCAAACATGAGCGCGGGTGGTATTCTTCAAGCTCCACCCGAGCTCGCCAAGAACCGGCCTGAAGTTTTACGCAAAGCCGAAGAGGCTATAAATACGAAGTTCTCAGGTTCCGCCAACGCATTCAAAACGATCGTGCTCCGCGACGGGTTCAAATGGATCGCAACCCAGATCGATCCGCAGAAAGCCCAATTCACCGAGACAGTCGAAGAGGCCGCGCGGAACGTTGCACGAATGTACAACCTCAGCCCATCACGCCTGGGGCTCAAGGATTCGCAATCGTACAACTCCGAAGAGATGGCGCGCCGCGACTACTACGACGGAGCCCTCTCGCACTGGTTGATAGCCAATCAATGCGAATGCACAACAAAACTCCTAAGCCCAGCCGAACGCGACGCCGGGCTCTATATCGAAAACAATATCAACGCACTCCTATGGGCCGACGCGAAAACCCGATCTGACATCGCCATAGCAGGCATCAACGCAGGCCGTTTTAGTCCGAACGAAACCCGAGGTTGGGAGAACCTAGACGCCTACGAAGGCGGCGACGAATTCTACACCCCGCTCAACATGCAAACCGTAAGTGGGATAGGCTTCCAGCCTGTCGAAGAGGATGAGTCTGAAGCATCAGAACAAGAAGACCCAGCCGACGAAGAACCACAACGAAGCACCAATCACCAATCACCAACCACCAAACAAGCATACCGCACACTCCTAACCGAAGCATTCGAGCGAGCCATGAACCGCGCTTGCATAAAAGCCGACCGCAACAAACCGATCGCAGACGACCGCGACGGCATCATTGCCATCGTCGACGGCACATTGAATAGCGTCGGGATTCTCCTCGGAAAAGACACCACCAGCACCGCGTCCAGTTGGTTTGACTCGCTCATCGGCATTGACGCATCAAGCCTCCGCGCCACTGCCGAAGCGAGCAGCCAACAGATAATCGATACACTTCTATCGGATACCGAGTAGTCATGACACGCCCAATCCATCGCCGCTTCGCCACGCTCCACGCATCGAACGCCACAAGCCGATTAATAGTACAGCAACGCAACGCCACCAACACCAGCCGCGTCATCCGTGGCTATGGTGCTGTGTACTACGACCAACGCGAAAAGGGTTCCGAGTATTGGCTCTGGGACGATATCGTCGAACGCATCAAACCCGGTGCATTCGATCGAATCCTCGCCGAGAATCAAGACGTCCGAGCCCTCTTTAACCACGACCCAAACCAAGTGCTAGGGCGAACCGTCTCAGGTACGCTTCGACTCTCCTCGGATGCGGTCGGGCTTTACTACGAGGCCGACGAATCCCCGAACGATCCGACATGGTTAAGCGTCGCAGAAAAGATCAATCGAGGCGATGTCTCAGGCAGTTCGTTCGGATTCATTCCGTCCATCACGCAATGGGAATCTGTCAAGGAAGAGAACCGATCCTACGAAGTTCGATGGATAGTCGAGATGAGTATGGTTTTCGACGTTGGCCCGGTCACCTACCCAGCCTACGAGAGTGCCTCCTCATCCCGATCCATCAGCCCCGACGAACGCACGCAGCTCCTAACAGAACGCAACGCATTCTATCGCAACCGCGATTCCTCTTCCGTCGAGGTGCGATTGAAAACACTGAAAACTAACGGGGTGCATGTTGCGTAGTATCTTCGTTTCTGACACGGATGGCTTATTGTCTTTCGCGCGTAATCAAACTCTGACCGCACCGCAGAAGACGCAAGCAAAACACAATATAGGCATACCGGAAACTTCCTTATCGGGCTTCACTTGGATTGTCGGCCCATCGTCCGGTCTGGTTATGCAAGTGACCGGAAATCGAAACATTATTCTGCACGGAGGAGAAGGCCAAGT